AATAATGACTTAAAAAACTTTAATACTTTAAAGCTAGTTTTATTAGACAGTAGAGGAAATGAATTAGGCGAGGTGTATAATAATTTCACAGAATATAATTTACAACAGGATTATAATAATATAATTATAAATATAGAAATAACCCTTTTAAAAGAAAAGTTCAATTAATACTAATGATAGAATATTTATTATTAGGATTAATTTTTACCTCAATATTTACTGTTAAAAGTTTATTTTTTAACTATGCATTTAGTAGCAGCTATAACTTTATTTATCAAATGGAAATTATTGGATTAATAACATATAATAGTAAATACGTGGGTTTAAAAAAATGTTCAGATTGTTTTAATATATTTATAGAATGGTTACTTTTAGGTTGGCTAGGATTGCCTTTAGAAAATGAAACAATTAATAGTATTATATATTCACAAAGTGAATCAAACAATACAGTTAATACAACAATATATTCACAAAGTGAATCAAACAATACAACAGATATTACTAATATAGAATCAACGCTTTCTACTTTAAATGATATAACTATAATTATAATTCTAATTTCATGGATCATAAGTTTTTTAATAACCTTATTAGTTAAAATAATTAATTATAGATGTAAAAAAAGTCTTAACTTGACAAATATTAAGAAAATAATACTAAAATTTTGTTTGAGTAATTATACACCGTTACTATTATGGAGTATGGTCAGTTTTATTAAAGAAACTTCTTTCCATTTTATAAAATTTTGGTTTGAATTATCAAATTTATTTTTATTTCTTTTTTTAATTTTTGGATTAAAATCAATTATTTTATATATACTTTATGGTCAAAATAGACTATATTATAAAAGTATTTATATGTTTCTTCATAATAGATTTAAACCTAGATTTAAATTATGGTTTTTTGTTAACTTATTATTTAAAGATGCATTGATTTTACCAACATGTCTAATAGTATTAAATAATAGTAATCAATATAATTATCTAATTGTAAATTATTTATTGATATTTTACCAAATACTTTATACTTTAATTTCTTTTTATATTAAACCATTAAAACAAAATAATAGAAATGATAATAGAGTAATAAATGTAGTTAATATTTTTACAATTGTATATATTATTTTTAATGAATTTTCATTATATTTAGATAAAACGAGTGGTTACCCATTATGGATCATAAAAATAATTATAATTTTTGTAATGACTATTTATGTATTATATGCATGTTATAAAAATTATAAAATTGAAAAGTTTTTAAAAATTAGCAAAAAAACGGATAATAAATTTTTACTTGAACTTCCTACAATTAAAGAAATCGATGTTTAAATTGTTTAAGAGCATATTAGCAATATTTATATTATGGAAAATTCTTTAGAAATATATGAGATATCTCAACTTATAAAAAATTCATTACCTACAAGTAATTTTAAAATTGTAGGTGAAATTTCTAATCCAAAATTTTCACATGGCCATTTATATTTTAATTTAAAAGATAGAGAAAGTTCAATTAAAACAATTATTTGGAATTCTAAAATAAAAATGTTACAAGATGAACTAAAAGACGGTGATAAAGTAATATTGGAAGCATCTATTAATTTTTATGAACCAAGAGGTGATATTAGTTTAATAGTTAATAATTTAATTTCTGTTGAAGGGCAGGGAAAAATTTATAAAAAATATATGAAATATAAGAAAAAATTTGAAGATGATGGCTTTTTTAATAAAGATAAGAAAAAATCATTGCCTAACCCAATTAGAAATATTTTAATTGTTACTAGCGAAACAGGTGCTGCTATCCAAGATTTTTTTTATAATATTAAACATAATAATTCATTATTAAAATATGATATATTAAATTGTGTTGTACAAGGAGAAAAATGTCCGAGGAATTTAATTAAAAAATTAAAAACTAAAGAGAACCTACAAGAGTATGATTTAATATTAATTACTCGAGGCGGTGGTAGTTTTGAAGATTTATTTGGATTTAGTAAACCAAAATTAATAAAATATATCTATAATTTAGATTATCCGGTATTAAGTGCAATTGGACATATGGTTGATATTCCATTATTAGATTTAGTTGCAGATTTTACTGCACCTACGCCATCTTTAGCTGGACAATTTATTATTGATCATAATAAATCATATTTAAGAATTTTAAAAAATGAACACACTATGCTATTAAATCGATTGGAATATTTGTTAGAAGAGGATTCAATGAAATTACAAAGAATAAAAGATAAATTACAAACAAACCTATTTTTTCTACAAAGAACTAAAATTAGTTTCAAAGAAAACATTAAAGCTTTACTAGATAAACAAATGGAAGAAATTAATAATCAATTATTTAAATTAGATAAATTAGAACAAAATAATGATTCAATTATATTATTTGGTAAAACAAAAACATTAGAATTTGATTTAATTTTAAAAAAATTAAAGAAGAATAGGAAAATTACAATTAAATCTGGAAAACAACAAATTATTATATCTGATTATAAAATTAAATATTCTTAAGATAACTAACAATACTCCATTTATCATTAAAATTATTGTTAACAGAAAAAACAATACCAATATTTTGATCAGGTATAATATGAAAATGTGTTGTTGTGTGAAAATAATTACCTCCGTGATAAATGTGCCCTCGTTTATTAATAAACCATCCATAACCATAATCTTCAAATGAGTTATGTGTTAAATGTTTAACAGTTGATAATTTTAAAATACTTTTTTTATTTTTTAAAATTTTTAAAAACATTTGACAGTATTTAGCAGAATCAATCATATTCATCCAGGTCTCTCCTGCAGGAGATTCATATAATGGATTAACAAATTGATTTTTTTTTAAAGAAATTAACTTGTTTTTTTTATTTCTATCCCACCATATATTATAATGACCATTAACATATCCTTTTCCATAAAATAATTTTTCATATTTTGCATCAATATTTAAAGGTTTCATTATTTCTTCTTCAATAATATCATAATATTTTTTTTTTGTATGTTTTTCTAAAATTGCTGCTAAAATTCCATAACCCCAGTTAGAATATACAAATTTACTACCTGGTTCATATATAGGAGCTATTTTTAATATAATATTAGTTAATTTTTTTCTACTATCATATCCATTTAAATTTTCTAATTTTTTTTCTATTTTTGAATATTTTTTAAAATTTTTAATATCATCTGGATTATCCGGTGTACTTGCTATTCCGCTATTATGTTGAGCCAATTGTTTAACTTTAACTTTTTTAAAAGACTCATGTATATTTTTAGACCATGCTTTTTCAAGTGTCATATTCCATATATTTGGTATTTTTTTATTTTCTATTAAAGATGATATTGCTGTACATAAGATAGATTTACTACAGGATGCTATACAAAATTTATCAGTTATTTTTAATTTTCTTTTTGATTGTAAATCAGCATATCCATATGTAAAAGTATGTAAAATGTCGTCAGAATTAAAAATAACAATAGATATTCCTGGAATATTCCATTTATTTTTAAATTGAATTTTAATAAATTTATTAAAATCATTGAAATTTTTTTTCATATAATCCTAAGAGAAAATTAAAAATTGAAAATCATTTAAAATACTTTTAACATTTATATTATATGAATGATAAGATTATTGATGAATTAGTTAAATTAACAAATATGATCAAAGCTGAAACAGATGAATTACGAAAAAAAAAAGAAACTAAATCTGTTAATAGAAATGGGTTTAGACTTAGGTATCTCAATAATTTAATTAATATTGTTAAAAATTTAGACTTCAAAATAACCAAGAAAAATTATATGGATTTAAAAGATTTTGATGGTGTTGGTAAAGGAAGTTTAGATAGAATTAAAGAAATTGTAGAAGATGGTAATTTAGATGAAACTAAAGATTTTAAATTTGATAATAAAAAAAACGACGGTACTAATGAATTAATGGAAATTATTGGAATAGGTAGAAGTAATGCAATTGATTTATATAATCAAGGAGCTACAACCATAAAAAAACTTAGAAAAATGATTAAAAATAATAAAATAGAAGTGAATGATAAAATTAAATTAGGATTAAAATATCATGGTGTTTTTGAAGAAAATATTCCTAGAAAAGAAATAGATAAAGTTTATAATATGATCTCAAAAATAACTAAAAAGATTAATAAAGAAGATAATTTAATAGAAAAAAATAAATACTGTTTTGAAATATGTGGTTCTTATAGAAGAATGAAATCAAAATCAGGTGATATTGATATTTTATTAACAAAATTTGGAACTAAAGATACACTATCTGATGAAGAATCATCTAAACATTTAACTAGATTTGTAAATTTTTTAAAAGAACCGGTAAAATATAATAATAAACAAAAATTTTTAGTAGACGATATGACTGATAAAAATATTACTACTAAGTATATGGGATTTGGAAAATATAAAGATAATCCAGTTAGGAGAATTGATATAAGATTTATTTCTTATGAATCTTATCATTCTGCACTATTATATTTTACTGGTAGTGGAGATTTAAATAAAAAAATGAGAAATATTGCTAAAAGTAAAAATTTTAAATTATCAGAATATGGATTATTTAAAGAAAATGGGAAAAAGATAAAAACAAAATCAGAAGAAGCTATATTTAAAAAATTAGGTTTAGATTATATTGAACCAAAATTCAGGTAATTAATTTATTTAAATAAATAGAGATACATTCGGATGATTTTTTTCTTCAAAAAAGTTTTTAATGAAACTATCTTTATATCTCTTGCTAAAATGAATCAAAATAAAGTTTGTTTCAGTATATTTTTCAAAAAATTGTTTTAGTTCTAGATAATGTAGATGCTTTCTTTTTATTGCTTCTGGATAATGATCATTATCTAGAAAAGTACATTCAATGATTATATATTTATAGTCATTGAATGGAAGATTATTTAGAATCATTGAAGACGTATCGCCGCAAAACATAATAAAACCTTTTTCGTTAATAATGTCAATTTTCTTACCTGAATTTTTTATCTTAATTAATTCAGACTGCGATTTTCCAATATAAGCTGGGTTAAGTTTTTTAGAAATTATACTAATACCATATCCGATTGTATCAACACGATGATCCATTTTAAAATTTTTTATTTTAAAATTTTTTGATAGTTTAATATCATATTCATTTTGCAAACCTATCATTTTATAACGGTTGAAAAAACTATTTTTATTAAGAGAAACACTATGTTGTGCATTTAGATAATTTTTAATAAGATTATAACTAGATTGTGGTACCATAACGGTTGGTTTATTAATATTATCTAGAAGAGCACTGTAAAGGTTATTGATATGATCTAGATGTCCATGTGTTACTAGAATTAGTTTTGGCTTTCTATCAAAATATAGACCAGCATCTAGAAGTATATCAAATTCTTCTAGATAGATCCCAGTTCTAACACCGGAACGACTGTATCCAGTCAATGTGTAATCACAATTTTCAAATTTAATTTTATGTTTAATATAATGTATCATATAATCTTATTAATAAATAAATAATATCAATTTTTTTATTATTCATCATCATCATCATCATAAACAATAGTTTTCTTTTTTTTTAAAACAAATATATATATTAATACAAGTAAAATAATTACACCAATTGTAACTGATCCAATAATAATATATTTTTTTATTTTAGCATCGTGTGCTAATTGTTTTTCTATTTTTTTTATTACAGTATTAGTAATATCGTCGTTAAAAAAATAATAATTTTTAACTGATTGAGAAATTGCTTTATTAATATTATTAGTGTGTTTAAAAGAATTGCCATCTATTATAAAATATTTTTTCGGGATCTTGTCATCTAAACAAACAATAACTGGATAATTATTAAAATATCTTAATGCATACATAGTTTTAGAAGTACTACTAAAACTATAATTAAAATATTTTGAATTTGAATAATAACTTGCTGTCAAATAATAATTTGTATCACTTTTTGAATCCCATAAATAAAGAGCAAAACTGCTTCTTTTCCCTTCAACCCATAATTGATCACTTTTTAAAACTTCTTTTTTTTCAAGAGGTTCATTTTTTTTTGTACCTTCTAAATTATTTAAAGCTGAAAAATCTAAAGCGTTGTCTCCACTTAATTTATGTTGTATTTCTGAAAAAAATTTAATGTAAGCGTTCTTTTCTTTAGATTCACCGCGTAAATGATTTTTAAATAATTTATCATTCCATTGTCTATTATATTCTAAATCTGATATCATATATAAATATTTATATATTTTTTTATAGAATAAAAATTCTATTTAAAATTTAAATTATCAATAATAGTAATATGAATGATAAATTAGATAAAATAGTTTTTCCTTCTAATAATAGAATAGAGGATACGTGTTTTAAATTTGATGATATTGGATTATATAGCGTGAGTGTTGTTAAAGATGCAAAATTAACTACTTATTTTATTTCTGATGAAATTCTCAAATTTAAAAAAAATTCTAAAAATTTAACCATTATGGATGGAACTGGTGGGATTGGTGGAAATACTATTTCATTTTGTTTTGCATTTAAAAAAGTTTTATCATATGAGATCAATGAAGAAAGATATAATATGCTTAAATTAAATTTATCAAATTATAAATTTACTAATTATAATAGTTATAACAAGAATTCTTTAAAAAATTTAGATAAAAATATTGATGTTTATTTTTTTGACCCACCGTGGGGTGGACCTGAATATAAAAATGAAAATAAATTAAGGCTTAAATTAGATGGATTAAGTTTAAAAAATATAATTATTAAGATAAAAAAAATAAATAATAATGTATTTATTGGATTTAAATTACCATATAATTATGATATTGATGAATTTTCTAATTGGGATATAAAAATCCTTAATATTAGAAATACTCAAATAGTTCTAGTATTACCACCTAAATAGATCAAGTGAATAGATTAATTTTTTCTTAAATAAAATAGCATAGATGCATTATTATTAACAATATTATTAATATCTGTAACTGGTTGTACGTTTTTACTATCATTAAAAACGTACCATCCATTGTCGGTAGAAAGTTTAACAATAGAAATATAATGTCCATGATTCATACTTGTTCCAATATGAACGTTTACTGCTACTAATTGATATTTATATTCATTAGTATCATTGACATAACTTGTTAAATCTAAATCTAACGGATAGATGATTCGATTACTTTTTTTTCTTCCAAAGAATCCAAAATTATTTATATTAAATCGTTTTAGATGGATAACTAAAATTTTAGGAAGGTTGCAAAAACTATTTGAAACTGTTGATTTTGTTTTCATTAAACAGGATCTACATTTTACCATATTATTATCATCAATTTCTTCTTCAGATATATAAATATCAATTAATTTTTTTAATTGTTCTTCTTTATTGTCGTCAGGTAGACTTAATTTAAGAATACTAGATGATTCGAAAACACTATTTGAAAATTTACAATTAGGACAACTTTTTGTATTTTTAACCATAAAATTAAACATTCTCGTATATGGAGAATACATATTTGTTAAAAATTTGTATTTTTCACTACAAAACTCTTCGTATTTCTGTAAATAACATAATTTTGAAAAATTCTGTAAAGGTGAATACTTATTTTCACATAATATTTTATTACCTCCAATAAATTTATACGATTTCCCTTTTTCTTCTTTTAGTTTATCGAGTACACTCAAAAAATATTCCGATGAATCTTGTTGTGCAACCTCTCCCCACATTGGATTCTTACTAATCATAACTTCAGCGAATGATCTAGGATTTAGATTTGCATCAGGGTTATCAAGACTCAAGCTAAATAGTTTAAATATTTGATAAGTAACCGTTTTATTTACATCAATGTCCTTAGTCTTACATTCCTGATAAAATCTAGTAAACTCATCTTTATCAGTTACAAATTCTGAAAAAATAGGTAACGATTGAAGAATAGATATAATACTATTTCTATAACAGCAATATCCTTCATTATTTTTAAATTTTGCACAATCAATTGTTGATTCCATTATTATTAATTAATAATAATGTTTGTCAATTTTTTTATAATTATATAAACTATATATAATGAGAATTGATTATAAAGAATTTAAAAAAATTAAAACAAAAAATGATTTATATAGAGGTAAAAAATTAAAATATCCAATAGACATATTAATAAATAATAATTTTTATTTACATCATGTTTTAATAAAATTAGGAAAATTAGAATTATTAGATAAAATTAATTTACCAGTTTATAAAATAAATTTTGAGGGTTATGATGGATTTAGATTAGCAGCTGATTTACAAGATACTGATACATTAATATATTTAATAAAAAAATATCCAAAATATGTTTACAATACAGATACTAATAATGGTAACTGGATAAATTTTGTAAATATTGAATTTATTGAAAAAATTGTTTTTCATAAAGATTTAACACATATAGATTGGAAAAGAATTTTAACGATGGAGGAAAATATTAATAATGTAAACACACTTCAATATATTTTTGGAAGCAAAAAGAAAAAATTAATTAATAAAATATTAGATAAATATGTTTATAATAATTTAGAAAATTTAAAACAAACATGTTTATTTATATTATTTAATAATGAAATATTTTCAAATAATGAAATAATTATAATACTTAAAAATTTAATTAAACAAAAAATTAAATTTACAACACCAATCGATTCATTACCGCCTCAATCTACTCTTTTTCTTAGAGAAAATAAAAAAATAGTAGATATTTTAAGTAATTATAAAAAAGAAACTAATTCAGGCGAATATGGTAATATTTATAACTCAAAAGGAGGTACTCTTTTATTTTACTTGTATAATAATCATCTAGATACAAAATTTATGAAATATTTTTTTTTAAAATTTAAACAATATTTACAAATAAATGAAAAAGATATATTTAATCAACCAATTTTAATACCAATTTTAGAATATGAAATAGATGGATATGTAGTAAAAGATATAACTAATTATATTTTTAAAAATGTGATTAAAAATAAACAAATTTATGATATAACACAAACAGATAGTAATAGACAATCAATACTTCATTTATTAGTTCAACTTCCTTTTAATAATTATAAAAAATATCACTCAAAAATTGATTTTGAAAAATTAAATTATCAGGATAAATATGGAAATCTACCAGTAGATTATACAAATGATAAAAAGTGGATTAATAAACTTTCTAAAATAGATGAAATAAACCCTAAAAATATCCCCATTCAAAATAATGAAAAAGTTAATCTAATTAAAATAGAAAAGGCTTATGGTACATTTTTTAAAGCTTTTATAGAAGATATTGGTTTATATTTTTATTTTTTATCTCAAAAATATCCAAGATTATATATACCTAATCCTAAAACACATATTATACTTAAAAATTTGTTATTTGATGGGGCGAATTCTCCTCATCCCTTTTTAGATGAATTTCATGAATTTGCTTGGATTGTAATATATCAAAAAAAAGATATTACATATGTTCATCCTTATTTAGATATGTTATTAAAAGCTGCAGAAAAAAGTAGAAAATATGATTATTCTGCATTGCTTTTAAGTTTTAGAACTGAATTCGATGGACTACATGCAACACCTCTTTTCATAGATTTTAAAAAAAAAGAACTTATTCGTTGGGATTCTTTTGGTTTTGATACTCAAGATACAAGTAAAGATAATTTTATAAAAACAGAAATTGCAGATAAGTTAGGATATAAATATATACCTTTAAGTTTTTCTCAAAATGCAATTGGTATTCAAGAAAAAACATTAGAAAATGAAAGACAAAATATTAAAAGAGGTGATTTTGGAGGTTTCTGTGCTGCTTGGACAATATGGTTTATTGAACATAAAATAATTAATTCTGAAAAAGATACTAAAAAATTAGTAAATAAATTAGAAAAAAATATATATTCAATAGACAAACCTATAAATTATATTAGAAATTATAGTAATTATTTATTTGAAGGTATTAAATTAATTTTTAAAAAAAATAAATGGGATTTAGATGATTATACAAATGATGTTATGAGTATCGAGTTAGAAGATATTATTTTTGATTTTCTAATCAAAAATTTATAAATCTAAATAGAATCTATATCAATGTCATTCTCATCAAAAACAATTTCTGCTTCTTTCTCTTGTCCATCATCAATTACGAATGCATTTTCTTTCTTTACTTCTTTTTCTTTTTCTTTTACAATTGCTAATTTTCCTTCATCACGAAGTTGTTTTTCAAATCTATCTCCATATATAGTTACAATTTCTTGCATACCATAAACATCATCACTCATTGGATGAATTAATACTAAATCACCAATTTTAAGACGTTTTGGTGCTCTTCGTGCAACACCTTTAGTTAGAGAAGCCATTCGTTCTTGTCCATCCAATAGTTCTATTGAAAAATTTCTACATCCTAGTTCTTTAACCACACGTCCATATTTCTGTTCAAGTGATTTGTCAGCGTACTGAAGTGTGTTGGCCCTTTTGGGTCTATTAGTTTTGCGTTTTTTAAATTTCTTAGGCATATAATATATATGTAATGAGTAATATATTTCAATTTTTTTATATAGATTTATAAAGTAAATAGATTTATAAAGTAAATAGATTTATAAAGTAAATAGATTTATAAAGTAAATAGATTTATAAAGTAAATAGATTTATAAAGTAAATAGATTTATAAAGTAAATAGATTTATGCGCTACAAAGTAAACATTCTTCTTCTAGTCTTTTTTGAATATTATAATCAACTGTAAATTTAGTAGCATCTCTTGCAGGTCTTGATTTTAAGTAATACATTCCTGTTTTCAAACCATTTTTCCATGCATAGAAATGAGATGAATATAGTTTCTTAAAATTTGGAACTCCCATATAAATATTCATGGATTGAGATTGATCTACGAAGGGACTTCTTGCTAGAGCATTCTTTAATACCCATATTTGTTTTATTTCCCACATAGTCTTGTATAGTTCTTTAAACTTGCTACTAATACTTAATTTTTGAATGCTTCCATTATCTGCAATCATAAAATCTTTGACATCATTGTTCCATTCACCAATTGCAATCATATCATTAATCATATGTTTATTGATTATTACAAAATCACCTGCTAATATCTTTCGAGTATAAATATTATTAGTATACGGTTCAAAACATTCAGTATTTCCCATAATATTACTAGTACTCGCTGTAGGCATTAATGCTGTAATTAAACTATTTCGCATCCCATATTGTTTTATTCTTTTTTTGATATTATTCCAAAAGTCAATATCAGAAGGAACAGTTTCCCACATATCAAATTGTAATATTCCATTACTTGCAGGAGATCCTTCAAAACTACTATAACTTCCCAAAGCATACGTATTTGTCAAGTCATATTTGTTAATTCTAAATTTATGATATATTTTATTTATAGGTTCATTATCTATTTTAAATGATTCATTATAGAATTCAGGAATTTCTAAATTATTCTCTGAAATATAATTTTTAATTGATTTAATAAAATTATATCTTTCTTCTGCAATATCTACACTCGCTTTTACCCCGCCTTTATAGATTGCTTCCATAAATTTTTTATTAAAATTAACTGATTCGTTACTATCAAATGGTATTTTCATCCTTATTAATGCATCAGATAATCCTTGAATTCCTAATCCAATCGGTCTATGCTTCATATTACTCCGTTTAGTCTCATCACATGGATAACAATTTATATCAATTACATTATTTAGATTAACTGTTGCTAAATAAGCACACTCTTCTAATGATTTAAAGTCATATTTATCTGATGTAAATTGATACATTTCATCAAATCCGCCTATATATTTATCACCATAAAAAATTTGAGGAAAAGTAACTTTTGTTGTTCCATCTGCATATAAATCTTTAATTTGATAATTTTGAATAAATAACAAGCCTTCATCATCTTCTATTTCTTTAAAATTATATTTATTAAATTTCATATAATTTTTTGCCCATTTACAATATTTACAATTTTGTTTAGTATATATTATAAATTCTTCTTCTACTTTAAAAGGAATTAAATATTTATTAATTGGAATACTTGCTAGATTACAAGTTGCATACTCATTACTATTACTATATTGCATTATTTCAATACAAAGATTTGAAGATTTAATTGTTCCTAGATTTTTTTGATTAGATTTTCTATTTATACTATCTTTAAATGCAATATATGGTACACCTGTCTCAATTTGTGCTTCAAGAATTGCCCGCATAACATCTTGAGCAGGCATTTTTCTTGTATATTTTTTTTCTTCTACATATTTCCAATAAAGTTTTTCATAATCATCTCCAAAAATTTCATTTAATCCAGGGCATTTATCTGGACAAAAGAAATACCAATCACCTTTACTTTCAACTTGTTTCATAAAAAGATCTGAAACCCATAAAGCTAGAAAAATATCTCGTGCTCTTTCTGTTTCTAATCCAAAATTTTTTTTTAATTCTAGAAAATCAAGTAAATCAGGATGATGTGGTTCGAGATAAAATGCAAAACTACCTTTTCGTCTACCTCCTTGATTAACATATCTGCAAATTTCATTATATACTTTTAACATTGGGATTAATCCTTTTGCTTTTCCATTAGTTGATTTAATAGTAGCTCCTTTTGATCTAACATTACTAATATGAATCCCAATTCCTCCTCCATTTTTTGAGATTTCGGATACATCTGCCCATGTTTTTGTTATTCCATCTATACTATCTTGTGTTCCAAGAAGGAAGCAACTAGCTAATTGAGATCGTTTCATTCCTGCATTAAATAGTGTAGGCGATGCATGAATGTATAGATTATCACTTAGATATTTATAAGTTTTTTTAATCATTTCAATATTATCAAATTTAAAATTTAAAAAGACTGCTACTCTAAGTAGCATGTCTTGAGGAGTTTCAATTACATTATTATTACTATCTTTTGTTAAATAAGCATTCTCTAATGTTTTAAAACCAAAGTACTCAAAATTAAAATCTTTATTATAATCAATTATTTCATTTAAAGTTTTTGAATTTTTGATAACATAATTATAATACTCTTGATTTAACATAGGGTTTTCTGAATACATATCCCAAATATATTGAGTTTTTTCAGTAAAAGTCATTTTATTTTTTTTATGAAGATTACTGATTAAAATTCTTCCAGCTAATTTGTTATAAAGTGGGTTACTACTACAAAGATTATGACAAATTTTAGCAGACTCGTTATCTAATTCTTCTGAAGTAATCCCACTATATATAATTTTAATAACCTTTTCAGTAATTAAACTACAATCTATCATTTTTTTTTCTTCATCTGATAAAAGATTTTCTAATCTTGTGGTAATTTTATCAAAATAAAATCTCTGTTTGATTCCACTTCTTTTAATAACAAAACGTTGGTGTGATTCACTGTTATATTCCATATATAAGTTTACTATAAATATATTTAAATCAATTTTTTAAAAGTTTATATTGTTATATTCAAAGAACAGAGTATCCAACACTATTATGAATAGATTCACTTTTAGCGAGTTCCATAATAAAAATTGAAATTATTTTAACTTCATGTTGTATCATATTTTATTTTATTAATGAGTAATTATTTAAACGGATACAATACTACTTTACCAAATGGTAAAACTGCCTGGGTTCCACCTCAGACAAATATTTTGACAGAAACTCGTCAACGTTACAATACTCGGTTATATTGCAATGAAACCTATACGCCTGGATCTAATAACGGTTATACTAAAGGGCGTCGATGTGATCAGTATGATCGTAATTATAATGGATATAATGATAATCATGATGATGGAAAGAATGATGATTATTATTCTGAATCTGATTCTGATTACTATTCTGACGACGATTCTGATTACTATTCTGACAACAACGATTCTGACTGGGAGCCAGACAACTATTAAGTTTTTATGAATAGATTCACTTTATAAATTTATTTAATAATATTTCTTTATTTAGACTGCAGCCATCTAATTGTAATAATTTATTATTTTTATAACTCCAATCTTCTGGACTTAATAATTTCCAATTTAAATTTTTTATTAAATTAAGATTATAGTATATAAATCCAATTAATGATGAGCACCATACAGTAGAAGGAACTTGTGTAGGTTTTTGATTTAATAAAATTATTTTATCATTAACTGGTAAACTTAACCAATTTTCTAATTCATACTCGCCAGCAAGTAACCAATCTATTGGATTTAAATCATAGTGATGATGGTGGATTTCTTGATGTATTTTTTTTAATTTACTTATCATTAAAGGATCTTTATTTATCGGTAAACGTAAATTTAACTTTCTAATATAAACATTTTTTAGATTACATTCATCTAATACTTTTTCTAAAGAAGAAATTTGAACGCCATATATACTTTTATTATCTTCTGATTCTAAAAAATTTTCTTTACTAGATTGCCATAAATATAAACCTTTAAGTTTAGTATTGATGTAAAGAGGATCTTTTAATATCATTCCAATGTGACTATATTTGGAACAAGTAAAATATTTAATACAACAACTAATGGTTGATGTATTATTAAATAAAATTAAATCACCTGTTTCTAATTTATTGTATAATTTAGTAATAATACTATTCATTATTAATAAATTATATATTTTTTTATATATATTATTCAAAAATATTAAATTTAGGAACATCAATAACATCTGTTATAATATAAGTTTCCTTATTTTTTTTATTAATATTATTAGATTCATCTAATTCTAATTTACCAATAGGATAATCCATATCAATATCATAAACTATTCGAGTAATATCATCAACCCAATACTCTTTTTCATCACTAAAATGTTTTTCATCTATTCTTTCAATTGCTTTTATTTTTCTAACTTTAATACGTTTACTTAAACTATCACTTGCATTTAAACCATTATTAATTTTAATATCAAATTCAGGATTTTCATTAAATGATGGACCAACCGGATTTTCAAATAAAGAATTTTGATTAAATTTAAAGCATTTATATTTACTACCCATCATATTATGAGCTTTAAAAAGTTCACAATCAATTGCAGCTTCCTTTACAGCTTCAGTAAAAGATAACATTAAATTATTTTTGCGACGACTTATATCTTCTAATTTTTCATCTGAAGTTATTTTTCCACTTTTACGAATACATTTATACCTAAAAACATCTACTTTTCTTTCATTCATTGGTAGGTATCTATGTGAACAAATACGTATTGCTCTACCAATAACTTGTTCTATTTTAACTTCGTTCCAATATGGTTCCATAATATGGACTTGTCTAGTACTCATTAAACTTAGCCCTTCTGCACCAGCAGGACTAATAAGAATAATTTTAATAACATGTCCATTTTTATTTGCAGGTAAATTATATATTTTTTTGTTTTCAGTACGTAGTTTTCTATCAACACCTCCATGAAATTCCATAAATCTTCTTTTATCTTTTTTATATCTAATAGGTTTATTTGTTTTTTTAGTAAAATTAATATTTTTAATTTCATTATCATCATTAAAATTAATAAATCCAAAAAAATTTAAATAAATTTTAAATATTGATAATCCTTCCATTGCAACATAATTTGAGTAAACTAATACAGGTCCAGATGATTTAATAATATTAAAAATAATGTATAACATTTTTGGACCACAATTATACATTTCTTTAATTAACGATGATTTTCTTTTACTTTCTTTCCAAAATTTTGTAAAACTAGATCCGTTATTTCTAAATTCCTTTATATCTTCGCTAATAGTGTATTTGTTTTTTATATCATCGTCAAATAATTTTTGAAAATATTTTTTAAGTTCATCTTGATATTTTTGTATAGCATTTATATAATCTGTATTTTCTTTTTTTTTTCTTAATTTATTTAATTTTTCTTGTTCTCTCCCTTCATTTACAATAACTTCCTCGTCTACTTTTATTCGAAATTTACCTGGCCTTGGTCTAAGTTGACCTGCAACATAAGAACTAATAGATGGAAAAACAAAATTACAAGCTTGTCTTGTATAACTAGCAAATGTAGACATATCTTTACCTATTTTACTTCTAGACATTCTAATTCTCATTTTCTCTTTTTGTTCTTCTATTTCTTCAAAATGATTATAAATTTCTTCATGGTATGGACTCATAACTAAATTTTTATAATGAACTACTTTAGAAGCGAATTTATCAGGTGTTGCACCAATATAATAACTGGCTAATCCAAGAATACGTCTTTGAAACATATTTTTTGTTTCTTCGTTAAGACTACTATAATTTGCAGAAGAAATGTAAGTTTGACTAAATAGAGCTTCACTAGTTGGAAAAAGACCCGGTCTTAAAAGATTAAAAATTAAAGCCCATTCATATGGTTGATTAACTACAGGAGTAGCTGACATTAAAATAATTCGAGTATTTTTATTTTCTTTTTTTTCTTGTTGAATATAATCATATATTGTTTGTGCTCTTTTTCCAGATTGTGAAGAAATATTATTGTAAACATTAACCATAAATTTATGTGATTCATCAAATATATAAACTGTATCTTTAGATGCATCCTTTTTTTTTACTTTTTCTAAAAAATCTTTATCAGCAAATGGTGAATCATAATGAACAAACTCGATATTTTTAAATCGTGAATCTCTATCTTTATTTAATAACCATCCTTTCAAATCTTTTAACCATGGATCGTCTCTTAAACTTGCAGGTATTAATAAAAATATATTCCATTTTGGTGAATAATTAAATAAAACATTATAAATATTAATAGCACTTACTGTTTTACCACTACCAACACCATGAAATATTAATAAATCTTTAAAAGGACTTGTATAATTAACATATTGACCAACAAATTTTTGATATAGAGTTAATTCATTTGTTAATTTCTCATCACATGGATCATCTCCATCTTTTCTAATAATTTCGGGTAATTTATATTTTCTAAAATTTTTTAAAATCCAATTTTGAAAAATTCTTCCATTAATACCTAAATCAATATTTAAGTTTTTTGACATATTAATAAAGGATATATAAAATAAATTTGTAATAATAAATTTATAAAATAATTAAACTTATTTATTCATTTATGATTCTTCCTCTATGATTCACTCGCATTGCATAACCTAATTCTTTTCTAATCTGATTTTCTGTTATAAAGGTTGTCCCTACCTTAAGAGTTAAATCTTTTACTCCAAATATTGTACATTCTTCTTCCAAAGATTCGTTATTTATATCTAAAAGTAATCTTAATGCATGAATCATTTCATGTGCTAAAATTATTTCAAAAGGTTGTTCTTCTTCAAAACAAAAACCATCTACTATTATCATATGTTTTTTCTCATTTTTTTTTATACCTTTATTTATTATAATTTCGTACGGTACCTCAATTAAATTACATATATATGCTAAATATTTTGCTGATATATCTACATTTTTTTTATTAATAAAACATTTGTTAATAAAATTCTGGTCGATAACTTTTACCATGGTGCGATATGGTTCATCTGGTATTATTATGTTAATATCATTCTTTCCATTATAATAAGTTATTTTCGGATACGAGTTAGATCCACTATAATATCGTTCACGTGGTTGAATTGTAACAGAACCTCTGTTATTTTTAATTATTGTATCTATTGTTGTAATTAAAAGTTCACCAGTTGGTATACTTTTAATTTTAGAAAGACCTTTGTTAATTTTTTCATTCCATAATTCTTTTGAATTACTATTTGCATTAAATAATATTGAACACATTAATTATGATTATAGTATATAACTTCAATTTTTTTTTAATTTTTTAGTTGTATCAATTAACATACCTGAACTATTATTAAATCTAAATTTTGGAACAACTCCTTTTTTACCATCTTTTGGTAAATAAGAAAATTTAAACATTTTACCTTTTTTTACATTGTCAATTCTTTTAATCATTGCATCTCTCATTGGATTAACAGGATTTCCAAAACATTTTGTAGTAAAATGCTGGTAACTACTTGGTTTAAGTATATCAATCTTATTTTCTTCCATATATATGTCTTTTGCTTTAAAAAGTTTATTTAAAAGTACGAGATAATTTTTTTCTTCTTGTTTAATATTGTATACTTGAGCATAATTATAATCAATAAGTAAGTATAAAATTAATAATTGGAAAGTTCCAAAATATGTTTTCTTTTTATCAGAATATTGATAAACAATACATCTTTCATTATTACCATATAATTTAAGTATTACTTGATTTTCATAATAGAATTCAATACGACCATCCCAAAACATAAAATATTTAAAGTACTTTTTATAACTAATTTTTTTTCCATAAATTGATTTTAAAATATTATAAACTTTTAAATAATCTTCTTTTAAATTAGTAGTAACTAATTGATAATAAGGGTATTCTTTAACCTGTATTTCTTTATTATCTATTTTTTTAGTTAAATATTCTACACCATAATGACCAACCACTACAAACTTACTATTCATTATAACAAGTTTTCTAACATTTCTTAAAATTTCTTGATGCTTCTCTTTATTTAAATGTTGTTTATAACTTTCATGTTCATTTGTTAAAGGCAGTGGGTAATTTTTTTCTAATAAATTACTACGAAAATATGCCTTATCTAAACGCCAACCAGATGTTAATAAATCAGTGTAAATTCTATAACCATCCACAATCATCATATGCGGATGTGTCATTTTTAAACCATCTAATTCAATATATGGGCAATTTTTATATATATTTGGATCCATGTAACTAATATCACAATAATTTTCTAAATTAGCATATATTTTATATGTTTCTGGATGCATACCTTCATCTCCTTTTACATTATATATTTTTTTTTCATTAATTAAATCACATATTTCAATTAAATCCTTTACTGGTTCTGGACTGTAAAATTCAATGTCTGCACGAGTTTCACCATAAAAATCATCGGTTGGTGTTTTTTTTTTAATTAATTCATTTTGAGCGTAACCACCATAAACAAGTCTTTCTTTTGATTTAATAAAATTTTTTATTATATTACGAACCATATCATATTCTTCATTATTTGGTTCTAAATATTTATCATTAAATATTTTTTCAGCATTTAATTGAATTGACGATAAATTTTCATTAACGATATTCATTTCATCCTGACTATAAAAACTTCTATATTGTTGTTTAATCATATATATATTATAGTTAGATTTTTATAATTTATATCAATTTTTTTATAATTATATAAATCTTGTAATTATTAATGAATGATTTATATAAAAATCTTTATATAAAATATAAAACAAAGTATAAAAATTTACAAAAAAAATCTAATCAAATCGGTGGATCAATTAAATTAGAACAAATAGAAAAAATGTATCGAAAAATACCAGATACTGGATTATATGGTAAAAACATTTCTTTAAAAAAATTTATTAAATATTGTACTTTTTTAAAAGAAAAAACAAAAAATGAACCAGACATTTTAGACTTAAAAAAAAAGATTTTTTTAGAAAAGAAAAAAATGACAGATACTAAAGAATATACCGAATTAGTAAAAAAAATTAAGGATAAAGGAAAAAAATATCAAAAAATGGGAAATGACTTTGAAAAAAAAGTTTTTAATAATATTTTAGATAAAATTTCATCTATTAAAAATATTTCTAACGATAATTTAAAATTGTATCTAAATCCTTCATTATATTTAATGAATCATAATGAAGAAAATTCTGAAGAGTGGCTCCTTATAGGAGAAGTTGATGCAATTATAATTAATGGAAAAGATATAGTTGCAATTGTTGAGATTAAAAAATCTTTTGATGATATTCCAGATGGTTTATTTCAAATTTCAAGAAGTTATCAAGTTATTAAACAAAGAAATAATAGAAAAATAAAACTTATTACTAATAATAATAAAGATATATTATTAGATTCTTCTTTTAATATATCTAATAATTTATTAGACATTAGTTTTATTTTTACTTCTCACCCAGAAAAAATGTTAAATCTTCAATCAAAAATTAAGTTTATTTTACAAAATATACTCCATATTAGAAAGAATATTAAATATAAAAAAATATTCAAAAAAATAAAAACTAAGAAAGAATCTCTTGATAAATTAAATAATAAAATAATTTTAAGATATGATAAAGGCGTACTAGAAACTATCGAATTTTTTAAAAAAAGAAAAGATCATCTTTTAATTATTTAATATTTAAATTGTTACCACCTTCGAATAATAAATTATATGAATTATCAAGAAATTTACCAGGGTCTCTTTCTAAGTACTTTTCAAAAGAAAGGTTATTACAATTTTCTAACTCTGTAAAAATTTTAAATTTTTCTAAAAATAATTCAGGAATAACAAAATCTTCCTCACTTTTTATTTTATTTTTAAATTTATAATATAGTTCTAAATTTGAAGTATATTCGTTTTTATTTTCTTCTAATCTTTTTTTTTGAAATTTTAATAAATTTATGTTTCTTATTAATTCAGCTTGTTTATCTAATTCTTCTTGTGTATAGTGTCTTTTTATATTCACTTTGTTAATTTTTTTATCTGAATTTATATTTATATATAGACTATTTAGTGTTACTTCTAATACACTATATTCATTCTCTTCATTAAATAAAGAAATCATTTTATTTAGATAATTTTTTGATATATGATAATGTATAAATTTATTAGTTGATCTACAATATATAACAAATATATTACTTTTTTTAAATTGATTCACAAAGGAAACAGTTTTAGATAATTTATTTAAGTCAACTTTTTCAACATCAAACTCATCTGATCTTAATTGGTAAATTGAAAATTTGTCTAATTTATAATTTAATTTTATAAATTTAATATTTTCTTTTAATATTTGAGAATTAGTATAAACACCATAATATTTCAAGTCATCATCGCAATATAAAAAATAAATCATATATATATATATATTTAAAGTTGTTTACTCTTAAATATATATATGAATCAAACAATTTGTAATTTTCCATATTATAATATTAATAATGATTGTATGTTATATAAAACTATAGTAGGTGATAGTTATATAAATACACAAATATCATTCCTTTTTTTTAGTATATTAGGAATTATATTATCAGTTATAACATGTATTTATACTTTTAAAATAGATAAAAAAGGATTAACTATTAAACACATGTTTGTATTTTTATTATTTCTATCATTTATTCTAATTATGATACAATTTATAGATCCATTTGGTTTTGGAGGATGGATGACACATTCTGTAGAAGTTTTTATTTCAGATCTATCTGCTTGGCTTAGTTTAATAGTAGTTTTTTCTATTCTATTAATATTTACAAAAGTTTTTTTTAATTTTAAAAATAATAATTTTATTAAATATCAAATTAGTGGTATTATATTATCAGTAATAATTACTATAGTTACATCTATATTACAAGTATATGTTGATAGAAGTACATGGCGTGGTATAAAATTAATCTTTTTTGCAATAACAAACCTTTTTTTAATGTATTGGCTTAATTTTTTTATAAAAAAAAGTATTTTAATGGGATTAGGAAATAATGAAATATTTATTCACAAATTATATGATACTGCAACTATGTTTAATATTTTTTTTAGTATTATTTTAACTTTTCAATTAGTAATTGGTATAAATAGTTTTTATCAACCTGATATTATAAAACCTGAAATTACTTTTAATAATTTAATTTTATCATCATTTCATGTAGTTTGTAATTATTTCGGTTTATTTTATTTTTCTGGATTAAGATATAAATCTAGTGGATTACAATATCAAGAAAATCTCGATGTTTAATATATCTATTCACTTTGTGAATCTGTATAAAAATAAAATATGATATATATTAATGGATTATATCAAAATTAATGATGAAAATGACGAATGTTTAATATGTTTTGATTCAATGAATAAAAAAAAGGATAAATTAATTTATTGTAGATATTGTTCAAATCATGTGCACAAAAAATGTTTTGATTTATGGTTAAAACAAAATATAAGTGATAAAAAAAAATGTATTTATTGTCAACAAACCGGAGGGTTATTAAAAAAAAATACATATATTCATTTTGTTAATTTATTTAGTAAAATTAAAAAAAAAATATGCTTTTTTAAATGAACATCTTACTTATCTCATTAATTATATATATCTGCGTTTTGGTTATCTAAAAATGTCTCTAAATCAGAAATTAAATTTAGATCTTCAAAAGAAACTTCTGATTCATGATCTGTTTTAATAATTCCAATCGAGTCATAATGTTCATCTCCAATCGAGTCATAATGTTCATCTCCAATCGAGTCATACTGTTCATCTTCTTCAAATCGATGTTTTCTACCATAAATATTAGACCACAATTTACCAATACAAGACCAATCTGGTTCTTCTAATTTATCTATTTTTGCTTGGAATAAGTACCAATCTCCACCACATCCACCTACATTAATATGTGATCTAAAATTATTTACTAACTCGTAAGTTGTTCGATAGTCGTTTGCCTTTCTTTCTAAAAACCGCTCATTTGTATTTTGATAGATAAATTTTATTGAATTTAACTCTCCTCCATGTTCATCTGACCACTTTATGTGGGGTTTATTTTTTGTAATATTGGATAGTCCAATAGGATTTGTATTTTGTGTAATACTTGTCATACTAAAATAAATAATTTAATAGCGCTTTATTTTTGTTAAAACTTCAATTTTTTTATATACGCACCTACAATTAAATTTTATAGATATGTTAGTTATTTTGTATCTAATAGATTCACAAAGTGAATATATTAAAGAGTCATCAAGATTGGAATTCAGTAATTTTTAACAAAAAAACTCAAACTAAATAGAAAATAATTTGCACATAAATTACATATGAAGGAAGGACAATTAGCTAAAATATGAGGCGGTAAAGCTCATCATAATAGCGCATTAGTAGATAAATTTAAGAGACTGATTAATAATCATAAAAAAATGTTAGAAAAAGAAAAAAATAAAAGTATAAATAGATTCATTTAATTTTAATTTCTTTAGAAATAGAACAATTTATAAATTTTAATTCATCTTGTGGATATTCAGTTCCTAAATTTTCACAAGACATAATAGTCCATTCTGTATTACTATCAAGTAATTCTAATTGTGTGTAAAAAAAAGCAACCATTGCTGAACAAAAAAATGTATCTTTTCTTTGGTTATTTCCATTGTGAATTTTAAATTTTGCTTTAATCCAATCAATTGGATCTAAATCATATGGTCTATTGTGAACAATAGAATGTGCTTGAGATAATTTCTGATAAAAATTATCATTTCGTTTACATTCAATGTGTCTCCAATAAACATCTCCATTAAAATCACTGATCATTTTTCCTAATGGAACCATTTGACATCCTAATTTAATCTCATTATTTTCAGAATCTCCATAAGGTTCATAGCTAGATTCAACCACATATAAACCTTTTAAAGATTCATCCCATGGGGGATCTTTAATAATAATTGCAGAATGTGAGTAAATACTTTTAGTACAACACATTATACAATCAGTAAACCAAGAAAATAAACAATTACAACAAGAAGTACACTTATCATTATGATGAAATAATAACATATCACCTGTTTCAAAATTATTTTGTTCTACTAAATTTTTATACATATATATTAATAATAATATAATCTTTAAATATTAAAATAATTTAATTAGTTCAAAATTATCTAATTCAACTACACATTCTAAAGTATAAAGTGCATCGTTCATGCTATTATGTAAATCTTTAGCTTCTTCTGCAAAAACATATCTATATAGTTCAGAGAGTTTTGGATATTTAAACTTAGTTGAATTTTTTCTTGGTAGCTTACAAATACTTACAGTATTTTTCATTGAACAAAAATATGGAATTTTTTCAAAAAATCTTAACAACGGAAAATTAACAAGGCTATTTGTTTTCATATATCTAAACATTTCACTAATTGTAACATTTATATCAAAAGTAACGTTATGTCCAATTAATTTAATTACTTGATATTTTTTAAAAATCTCAATTAGTTTTTCAAAAAGTAATGTTACTTTAATACCATCAGATAATGCCTTTTCTTGAGTAATTCCGTGAATTCTACTATTAGTGATAGTAAACTTATTTGGTTTAATTATGTAATCTATCTCTTCTAAAGTTTCTCCTGAACTAAAATCATATATAATAGCTGAAAATTGAACTAATCTACAATTATCGTATAGTTCAATATCTTTTGCAGATGAAAAGTTACATCCTGGTCTTTTCATAGGAAGACCAGTTGTTTCGGTATCAAATATCATACATATTTTTGATTGTTGATTTAGTTGATAATTCATTACTTTTTAATAATATATTCTTATCAATTTTTTTAATTTAATTTAATATATATATATATATATGAAAATAAATAATTTAGTTTTATTATTATTATCTTTTGGGATGATATACTTATTATTATTTAAAAAAGAAAAAATGTCTAATACTGATATCAAAAAAATAGTTAGCCAAGTATATCAAGCGGATATTGAAAGTATTAGAAATTTATCAAAACTTGCAAATGATTTAACAAATACAGGAAAACTAACAGTTCCTGGTGGTCTTGAAATTCTAGGAGAAGTAACAATGAAAAAAGGTTTAAAAATCACAGGTACTATTGCAGGACAAGGTAGTAATACTTTAGAATTAGTAGGAGGTTTAAGTGTTAAAAATGGAACTGTCAGTATTAATAGAAGTGATAATTACCAAGCTTTGGATGTTAACGGTATATCTAAATTTAACAAAATGGTTAATATGACAAATGCAGAACTTAGAATTAAGAATGGAAAGAATGGTACTACTCATTTTAATTACAAAAATGGAGGTACGAATTATATTAGAGGTGGTGTTATTGTAACTGGAGACGTAGATGCTTCTGGAAATGGATACTTTGGTCCTGCTTATATTGGTAAATATAAAAAAATACATAATGATTGGGCACAATTCTGTCATAAAAATCAAGCAGGTAATACAGGGAAATATGCTCTATTACAACATAAGAATGGTAATGATACTTATTTAAATACTGGTAAAAATATTTGGTTTAGAACAAAAAACAACGATAAATTAACTTTAATTAATAATGATTTTACAGTAAAAAATGGCAGTTTAACCGTTAAAGGTAGTTTAACTACGTCTAATAATAAATTTAAAGTGTATAATAATTCACGTGGATCAGGTGAAATGGGATTATATAGAAAAAATGGGAGACAAGGTATATTTTTTACAAGTAATTATCTTTTCAGAGGTAACAAAAAGGCGGGTATTTGGACATATCATGGAAATGGAGGTATTAGTAAATCTTTACATTAAAAAAATATATATATATATATATATATATGAAAATAAATAATTTAATTTTAATAATATTATCAATTGTTGTTTTTTATCTTTTTTTAACAAAAAAAGAAAATATGTCAAATACAGATATAAAAAAAATAATTAGTGAAATTTATCAAGCAGATATTCAAAGTATTAGAAATCTTTCTAAACTTGCTAATGATCTAACTAATAATGGTAAATTAGTTGTACCAGGTGGATTAGAAATTAAAGGTAATGTTAAAATTAATGGAGATTCATATGTTTCAGGAAATTCAGACATTGCTAAAAATATGACTGTTAATAGGAAACTGAATGTTAAGGATGATGCAACTATTGGTGCGGCATATATTGGTTATTATGGCAAAACTAATAAAAATTTTGCGGTCTTTACACATAAAAACATGACTACTACACAAAATTATGCTTTTATGCAACATTCAGCTGGTACTACATATATAAACACTCCTGCTAGTAAGACTTTGAATTTACGAGTTAATAATAGTACTAAAATGTCCATTAATGGAAGTGGAGATGCGGTTTTTAGCGGTAACGGGTATTTTGGACCTGCTTACATTGGTAAATATTTGAAAACAGATAGTAACTATGCACAATTTTGTCATAAAAATTTGGCAAGTAATCAAAAGTATGCTCTATTACAACATAAGAATGGTAATGATACTTATTTAAATACAGGAAAACACATATGGTTTAGACAAAACAACGCGACTAAAATGGATTTAACTCATGGATATTTAAGTTTAAAAGAAGGTGCCCAATTTGGTACAAAATCAAAAAGACCATTAAAAATTGTTCCTTCTACATATAGGAATGAAGTTACGTATCTTGCTTTCTTTAGAGGTAGTAGAAGAACAGGATTTTTTATGAAAAAATAATATATATATATATATATATATATGAAAATAAATAATTTAATTTTAATAATTTTATCAATTGTTGTTTTTTATCTTTTTTTAACAAAAAAAGAAAATATGTCAAATACAGATATAGATAAAAGAATTAAGGAAATTTATCAAGCAGATATTCAAAGTATTAGAAATCTATCAAAACTTGCTAACGATTTAACAAACAAAGGTAAATTAGTTGTCCCAGGTGGTTTAGAAATTAAAGGTAATTTAAAAATTAATGGGAATGTAGGGGTAAGAAGAGATCCGCATCCTAAAGTTGGTCTTATTGTAAATGGCAAAGGATTAACATGGGGGGTAGAAACAGCTAACTCTGGTATTGAAAGTAGTGGTAAAATTAAGGGTGGTTCATTACAAATTGAAAATAATTCTATGTTTGGTACAAAATCAGGTCGTCCATTAAGTATTAATAGTTCAAAGTGGAAAAATGAACAAACATATATAGGATTTTATAATGGATCAACAAGAACCAATTACTTACTACCACGCACCGATGGTACATTATATAATCTAAAAAATTTCAGTTCAAATGGAATTAGAAGTAGAGGACACTTGGGAGCAGATGGTGAAATAGCAGCTAAAAAAGGATTATATGCTAATTGTAAAATAATAAAAAAGAATGGTTATGGTAGTTCTTGTTCACAAGCAATTTATAATACTAATATTAATTCACATGTTAAATCATCTCTAAAAAATATTACTTTTAAATATAAATCAGGACCAGGAGGAATTGTCTGGACAGCAAATCGTAATTTAAGAGGTTCTCAAAATGAAAAAGGATTAGCCGCAAGACCCGGTCATTTTGGTGATTGGTTTACATTTTCACAGATTAAATAATTTTTTTATAAATAAATATAATGTGTAAAATATATAATTGTTTTAATGAATCATTAACATCTGATGGATACTGTTTGAAACATAAAAATTTCACTTTAACAGATTATAAAGTTATTAATGATTACATCAAAAAAACTATAGAAAAAATCAATCCAATTGATACTAAATCAAGGTTAAAATCATTTTTAAGATTAAATAAATATTTAATGCATAGAATTGATTATATTAAATCTACAAATCTAATAAATACAATGATTTTAAAATTAGAATCATTGTATAATAAAATAAGTGTAACATTATTATGTGATGAAGAAATGGAAGAAAAATTAATAAACTTACATATAAATTTATGTTACTTACAAGATTCTTAAAATAAAAATATCAATTTATAATAATATGAAAATTACTCATGATATTATAAATAAAATATTTAATAATCAATTAACTTTAAAAACTAATAAAGATATAATACAGTTATCAAAATTTAATGAAGTTATACCAATGTTTGATATTTATAGTATGAAAGTTTATCCTATAAAAAATATTAATATACATTTTAGAATGATTGATTGTCATTATAGATTTATTAATCAAGAAATAGTAGATTGGATAAATAATATGTCAAAAAAAAATACTAATAAAGATATTTTAAAAAAAAATTTGAGAGTCTTAAAAAACTATAATATTGAGACATTATATGAAACTTCTATTAATACTTTTTTTAAATTTAGTCCAAAATTTGGTTTAGAAATATCAATATGTAAAAGAAATAGTTTTCACTCTAAAATGATTCATATAACACCATATTATAGTAAAAAAGAATTAATTAAATTGGGTGCAAATATGAATCTTTTGAAAAAAGAAACTTCAAATGATTTACTTGATAAAAACACACATTATCGCATTTGTAAACAGATAAGTAAAAATGATATATCGATTGATACCATTTTGGAACATAGTAATTATATTGTTACCAATGACTTAATAATGCTTATTACGTATTATTCTCTTAATGGAAGTTTTTTAATGAATAAACTCTTAAGGGATAGTTCAAATAAAAGTAAGTATTATTTTCCACAACAAATAAAAAACATCAATACTTTAATTAATAAAATTAATCTAGCCCCTCCTCTTCCAAATGATTATTACTTTTACAGATTTATATGGGAAGATGACTTTTTATCAAAATTAAAAGTCGGAGAAATATTTACTGATAGTGGATTTACAAGTACAACTAGAGATCCATTTTATTCTCCAGGAACTAATTATAACTTTGGTTTAGTTTTACTTAAAATCAATATTCCAAAAAAAGTAAAAGGAATAGGTTTATTTATTGAAAACTTTTCATTATTTCCTATAGAAGAAGAATTTTTAATGGCTCCTGGATCTAAACTAAAATTAGTTAGTAAAGATAATAATTTTAAATACCATCATCTTAATCCAAAATTTGAAAGATTAGTAAAAAAGAAATATGAGTTTACATGGATAGGAAAAGAAAAAAAATTACTAAATTATCCTAAAAAAGAAAACAATTCATTTATGAATCAATTTATGAATCAATTTATAACTGTTAATAAAAACACTTTACTAGAAGGTGATACATTGTTAGAAAGAATAGAGTTTTTAGTAAAAAATTATTCGTCTAATTTTCACATAAAAATTAAAAATATAGTATGTCAAATAAATTGGTTTGATGGTACAAGTAGTTATAAAGATTTTTATTATAACAATAACATTAAAGGATTAGTATTGAATGTTATTCTAGATAATAACATTATAACTAGTATTGAATGCGGTGATAAAATGATAGTTAATTATATTTTATCTAAATACTATAATAAAGAAACTAAAATTTTAATGGAATTATATTATTTAATAGCAAAACTAATTGGGTATGAAAAATTTATAATTTACGACACATTTAAAAATTATGATTCAAAAGATGTTTTTAAAATTAATAAAAAATATAATAAAACTTTATTAACTTATTTTAAAGAAAAAAAATTTATTCTTGATAAATATTCAAAAAGATCACTTGGTAATTTAAAATTAAAAATTTTTTTTAATCAAATTGACAAAGAATTAAATCAAAAATATGGAAAAGCAGAAAATCATAAATTAAGTGATCTTTATGAATATGTTAAAGAAAATAACTATTTTTACTTGAATAAAATACATAATTATATGTTAGATAATTTAGGAAAAGAAATTTTTGAAACTATAGTAAATGCAAAACAATATTGGATTGATAATAATGAAGATTTTACTAGCTATTCAATTGAAAAAACAAAAGAATTAGAATATGATACTTCATTTAATAGAAGAAGATCACGTTGATTAAATATTAACAAGATATCTAGCTAAAATTAAACTAAATGTTACATCACTTAAATAATGAACACCTAAATAGACTCGACTAATTCCTACAATAAATGCCAAAATAATAAAAAAGTTTTTAATATAATTATTATTAAATTTGCATGATAAAGAAAAAGCAATATAAAAAGCTGCAAAACTATGTCCACTTGGAAAAGAAAATTTATCAAAATATTTATTATCTAAATTTTTTATATTTTTATGTTCAAAAAATGGTCTTTTTCTTTTAAAAAAATTTTTTAAAATTATTACAATAAATATACCTCCTAAAAATTTTCTTATTTGATTGTAATTTATATATTTTTTTAAATATAAAAATAAAAGTATTGAAATAATTTTATTAAATTCAATTATAGAAGAAAAAAATCTAAAAAAATTTAGTAAATTATACTCCTGTAATTTTTTAGAAATGTTTTTTTCTATTTCGTTAATCATTATTATTGTTTCACAAAAAAATATTTATATAGTTATATATATGAATATTAATTTTAAAAATAATTATCAAATAATTTTCCTGGTCATATTGAGTATAATTATTGCCTTCCAAATTTACCAACTGTTTAATGAAGATAATAAAAACGAAGTTGTTATATCATCAGAAAGTTCTGAAATAGAAACATATCAAGAAACAGAAAGTATAAGTAACAAAACTTTAAAAAAAATACATAATATTAAAGAAACAAAATTAAATGTTTCAAATGAAACAACTAAATTAATGAAATATGGTCAACCAACCAATATTTTCGATGAAAATGGATCAAGAATTATGTTTTGGAAATTAAATAATAATCCATGGAGTAACTTGTATTATAATTCTACTAAAAATACATTTACATTTGGATTAAATGCAACCCTAGATAAAGATTTATTACAAAAATGGACTGAAGTTATTCCCAATATAGGTTTTAATGAAAAAGAGAATGATGTTAATATAACTACAGAAGATGAAGAGTCTGCTTTAGCTGTAGCAAATTTAATATTAAGTACAATTCACAAAGAACTAACGATTAAAGAAATTATAGATAGTAATTTATTAGATATAAGTTTAGCAAAAATAAGAGCACATCCTTTAGTAAAAACAAAAATATTAGAACAAATTAATGAAAAATTATCTAATCAAAAAGACAATGTCAAGTCAGATCATAGTATGGATTTAGCAACTTCTAAAATGAATATTGATGCGTATGGAGGAAATGAATTTTCATTTTTACTTTAAATATACAAGCTGTTGATTATAAATATTTTTAAACTTATCCTTATTTTTTACGATTAGTTTATCAAAAGTTTTATATGATTTTTTAAATTCAACATTATCACCCCAATTAGAATTTTTAGGAATACCATATAATTTATAGTATAAATTTTTAATACCTGTTTTTTCAGATTTTTTTTTATCAAATCCGAGTTTTTTAGTTATTTGATTTAAACTATCAAGTGTTTTGCAATCTATTTCTATAAAAGTAGGTAAACCTAAATAAGAATCAAATACTATTTCTTTACAACCATCTAAACTCCACGATTCTCTTATTTTTTCTATTATATATTTTTCTTGACAACCTAACATTTTTAATATTTTATCCGCTTCTTTAGGATCATCTATTATAATTTCATGTTCAACTGGAAATGGTTTTTTTAATTTTTTTACTGTTAACGTATAAAAATTCTTATTTTTACTAGATTCATTTCTAATTCTAATATAATAATTTAATTTATTAAGTGGATGATAATAAACTGTTACTCTCATTAACATTTTATCATGTACTAAAAATCCACCTAAATCTTTAATTTTTTTCTTAATATCAATTTCATTAATATTATAAAATCTATACTCAAATTCAATATTATTACTCATATACTAATAAAAATAATATTTAGCTAATTATTTTTATTAAATTAAACTCTTTTTAAAACTATCCATGAATAAATAGATTCAAAAGGAGTTTCGACATATCTTTTATTTTCAATTAATTTAAATTTATCAAAATTAGATAGAATATCATTTAATTTTGTGTATTTTTCAGATACTTCTACACGATGTGTCCATGGAAATAAATACCTTGTTCTTATTCCATCATTGCATATATATCCATTATCAATTAAAACTTTAGTATTTTCTAATTTTTCATTTATTGTATTAAAAATAATATAAGAACCGATATCAGTTACTTTATTAATAAAATTAACTAACTCTTTACTATAAAAATGATTTATACTGTGATTCATTACAATGTAATTAAATTTTATAGGTGGTAAAATTTTTGATAAATCTTCGTCATTAATATCAACTGTTTTAAATATAGCTCTTTTATTTCTTTTAAATTTTTGTTTATTATTTGTAACTAAATAATTATCATTATCAATACCAAAATATATTATAATATCATTTAATTGATGTAATAATTTTCCTTTGCCACATCCTAAATCTAACCAAATTTTATTTGGTCGATAAAATCGCTCAATTAATTGATTGAATCTTAAATTTTGTCTTTTAATTATTTTCAAGTTAGATAACGATGGTTTTAAATTTTTTTGATAGTAATTAGCAAAACACTTTTTATTAAGATAATTTATAATATCCATTACTACATTGTGAGGATTAGCTCGTCTTTTATCAAATCTTATTTCACGATTTTCAAATTTTAGTCTTGATCCACTAAAATCTGGATAACATCTCCAAATATTTGTTTGTATATATTTTTTTGTTGGATTCATATAAATAGATAAATTATTACCTTCTCTATCTCTCCAAGTATTATCTATTGAATTAAATGTTATATCAATTGTCATATGATCTAATGGTTTTATTTTAAAAGTTTTATTAGTTGAAACTACTACAAAACCATCATTTGGATATATTTTACTATGAAACTTTGATGAATTTGTAGAAACTCGAGTCAGTAAAGTTATATCATTTTGTTTTAAATTACCAATAAATGATGCCTTTGGATACCATCTGTATCCAGATGTATTAGATAGAAAATTTTGTAAAATTTTATCTTCTACACTGTTATACGTAATAAAATTTTCTAAATTTTCTAATTTATAAGGCATTGTATAATTTTTAGTATATGGATGAATACTTCTAAGAAAAATATATCTTTCTAATGGTGATTTATTTGGCAAGTTAATATCAAAAACTAAGTACAAATCTAATGATTCAATGTACTCTGCTTTTAAAATATATCTTGATAATAAATTTTTTGGTTCTACATTTCTATTAATAGAACTAACAAGTGTTCCATCTGCCTTGGGTCTAATAATTAACTCACCATCTAATCCATCTGTTAATAAATGTTTTGGGGGAATTGTATTAAATTCAAAAATTTCTTGTTTATCATCATTAAATTCTTGTTTATTATCATTAAATTTACGAACAAATTCATTTGATAGTTTTTGTATTTTAAGAATTTTACCTAAAAATCTTCTTATAATATAAAGTTGTTTTACAAACTTATGATTAATACAATCTGCAATTAAAAGATATTTCAAAGAAATATCTTTTATATAAACTGGTTTTTGTAAAAAACATTGTCTAACATATTTAATAAAATATTTATTAAAAATATTTTTATCTGAAATACCATAACAAGTAATTAAATTTCTTAAAAACATTGTAGGTATTGTTGTATCATCATTAAATTCATCATTGATTAAATATTTTAATGAATCAACTACTCTTTTTGAATTAAATTTCTCTGATTGTTTAATTAATTTACTATAAGTAACTTGATTATTAGCTAATGCATTATTCATCTCGAAATTAATAAAATATGATTTTATATAAATAACATCGTTTTTATGCATTTTTAATAAATAATGTTCAGTTAAATAGAATGGTATAGTACTTATATAAATGTAATCAGAAAATAAATGTTTAAAGTATCCAAAATATGGTTTAATATTAAAAATATCATCAATGATTTTTAATCTTTTTAAAAAATATTTTGAACCATTTATAGAAATATTTGCAACTCTTTGTAAACATCTTCTTAGATAGTTATAGTCTGATTCAATTTTATTTCTAATTAACTTTATATTATATTTATCTTTCAAAAAATGTTTATATATTCTGCAGTCTGAATTTCCTAAAGAAAGATAAAAACTTTCTAAAATATGATCTGGTGTAATTATATTTTTTTTATTAGATAAATAAGCTTTATGACAAAATAGATAAGTCATAATAGTCCCACTTGAACAACTTGCATTTATTTTATCAATATTTTCAGTAAAATGAAAATTTAAATTGTTTATATTTTTTATAAGTTTATTCAAAAAATGCTGTCCTTTATTACTAATAATAAGAATGTTTAATAAATTACATAAAATCTTACTAAAAAATTTTTTTTGTATAGGATCAATATACAAGTCTTTCTCATTTTTTATATAAATATTATAATAGTCAATAAGATATAAAGTAACAAAATCAAAAAAATTATAATACTTTGTATATTTAAAATCATGTGGTAAAATTGATATAAATGACCTGTAATTAATATTTTTACTAAAAATTAGACTCAAGTCTTCTATTAATTCATCATTTTTAAAATATTTATTATTATTTAAGATATTAATTAATTGACTATAGTTAATATCTTCGTTAGAAATTGATTCTTCTGTATATTCATTAATTACAATTTCGTTAATCTTCTCTTTTAAATTTTGTAGAGACATTATATTTAATATAAACATAAGCGTATATCAATTTTTTTAACAAGAAAATGTTTGTTCTTCTTGTTATAAAGTGATTCGCGTAACGCGAATGTATAGGGAATGATAGAGTATCTCAATCGCTCTATCAATTTTTTAATTTACATTAATTTTTGCATAAAATAATTAATTTTCTTTCCGGACATTGTTTTAGGTAAATTAATATCATATTTTATATTAAGATACTCTGCTATATCATATTTATTTTTAACAATATCTATAATACTATTAACATTTATATCAATTGCAAAATCTATTAACTTTTGATAAATTATTATTTTTGTTTTTTCATTAGTTGCAAAAATTATATTTGACGATATATTTATAAAAAATTTTATTATTATATCTATATTTCTTTTTTTTTCAATTGATTTAATACAACTTTTAAAACAATCTACAACTAAATAATATAAGTCTTCATTTTTAATAGGATCTTTAAAAAAAATTTTTTTTTCTCTAATTTTTTCCCATCTTTTAATATTAGTTAAAATTATTTTACTGTAATATAAATATGATGATTTTTTATCATTTAAATATGTTATTTTTTCTAAAAGTTTTTGTATTAAAAAAAACATATAATTATTAATTGTATACTCTATATTTTGATATTCTTTATTTTTTTGAAAATTATTTAAAACTAGACTAATTTCATCTATATTATTTATATTTAAATTTACATTAAATTCTTTTAAAAAATTAGTAATACAATTTTTAAAAGTTAACCAAAAGTTTTCTATATCTTTATCAGGATTCATTATATAAGTATAGATATATCTATACTTGTATATCTAAACTTACATAAATATAATAAAAATTTGATTTTTTTTTATTATATTATTAATAATGTATAAATATTCTGAAATATATAATTTTATTTTAGATAGATCTATACGTATGTATGATCTTTATTTACCAAGTAAATATGCTATTACATCAACTATCTATAAAATAAATCAAGACAATGATATTATTATTAATCGTGATAATAAAATAATTCTAAAAAAAGGAAATAGTCTAATACAAAAAATAAATTTACAACTAAAAATTGATGACACTTGTCCTGTTAATTCATCAGTTAAAAGAATAATTTTAACTGATGACGAATCTGTTAAATTTCCTCATATTATATATCAATATAAAAGTCAAACTACTAGATATAATTCTAAATATATTTATCAAATACCTTAAGAATAGAATCTTTAAGAATAACATTTAAGAGGTTTGTCATCTGGATAAACGTTTCTATGATAAAATAATTTACAATCAATTGCCATTTCTTTTAAAGCTGTTTCAAAAGAACCTATTAATTTTTTTTTTTTTGAGCCAAAT